ATTTGTCCGGGTAGGCGCCCGGCCCATCAACTTAGCCTCTTCCGACCCCTGGCGCGGGGCGGTCGTATATTAGCCATTAAAACTTTGGTTCTGGGGTTCCCCACCCCACCAAATACATAAACATGGCGAACAGTGCAGAGTGGATGGACGCTTGCGGCATGACGCTCATCCCCATCGAGGACCTTGTTGACAACCCAAGACCCATAGAGGGAGAGGTTTCGACAGAGATATATATCATAGAGGGAGAGATTATTCATGTCGCCATCACAGCTCCTCCGCCAGACAACTAAGTAGCTTACCGTAAATCTCTTGGCCGACTGGCTTGGGAGACGCTGGGGACCGGTGTGTGGCACATTCGACGCCGCATGGACCGAGCCCCTATAGATTTCACCCCCGACTTTGAACATTCAACGTTTTCGGTTTACGTGTACGCTGTTTTGACGATATTAGCGCCCCTAGGGGACAACAGTGTAGAAGACTATGCTGGCAGAATTCGGTGCAATCTTTCTGGGCTGGACAATCGGACGTTGGTTAGGGTCTGTCCTCAAGGCTCCAACCCCGCCTCCGGGGTCGATCCATTTTTCGACTTACCAGAGAGTCATGCCAGACTTAACCATAGGGGACAACGTGGACCAGCAATCAATGAGCAATCTGAGCGGTGGGGAATCGGAATACAGATTCGATTAGCTGACTTTCAGTTCTTACCTCGGTTCCTTGGGTACTGCGAGGAGCTGGTTAGACCAGGCTGGATTAGACGGTTTGAAACATTCCCCCGCACGTCTTTAGACCAGACATACTGCTTTGAGAGCACGCGTGGTCACACTCGGAACCAATTGCCCAACGAACCGTACTGGGTACCTAGAACCGAATTATGGGGCTAATAAAAATTGCCCTGGTGTTGGGGGGGGTGACCATTGGGCTTGTCACAAAGCTACGAAGGCGCAGCCATTACATCCCTACTGTCGTGGAAAGGCTTGCTGATGCTATTGCAGAAGGCATTGACCTGGATGGCGATGAGTGGGATGACGAGACGGGCCTAGCACTTAGCACAACGAAGGAAGCTGGTGTCAGAGGATTCGAATCGAGATGGGGGCCGCGGCGGCTGAAGGGCACCATACGTTGCAACAACTACCTCAGGTCTGTGTTTCATCCAGACACTGCAGATTCCGAGGCCAATCGCCTCATGATGTGGCGATCTGCCACCAGATGGCTAAGGGAACGGGACTGCAGACACCTCGACATCGCCCGAATCGCTCCCATGGCAATTGAGATGTTTTTCTTCCAGAGCGAGACCTCACGGGTATGCGCGCAGTCGCGCAAGACCAGCCGGCGCCAACGTTTGGACCAACTGAAGGAAACAAGTTGGCACTCCACTGAAATGGCACTGGGGGGCAGGCTTGGATTCAGGGCACCACGGGAAGAGTACATGCTCCCGCCCTAGGGCTGCCTCGGGGTAATGAGTGGACTCACCACTGAGGTCGACAGTGCTGATGTCAACATGGTCACTCGACGCCTTGAGGAATTGCCCAACACAGACCGAAAAGTCTATAAACTTCTTGGGCTCAGCACCCGAGTCCAATTTAATGTACATAACAATTGTCTTGCCAACGTGCGCAGGGCGATACAGGAGCGGGTTCTGTTCGTGAGAGATGAACAGACCAATGAGCTTAGGCCACCTCCTGCACCGCGCCCTGGGGTATTTGCTGAGAGATTAGCTGATTTTCAGCGCAGCCTACGGAAACGCTTGCCGAGAGCCGCCCCTATGTCATACGAGGAATTCGTTGACTTGTATAAGGGCCGAAAGAAGCAGCGCTACGAGGCCGCAGTCAAGTCCCTTTACGCCGAGGATATCTCACGACGTGACTCTTTCAGCAGAAACTTTCTTAAGGCAGAAAAGGTTCAGCAAAAATACTACGTTGAGCCCAGCAGGCCGAAGGACGCAGTACCCAGGCTCATATCGCCACGTGACCCTAGGTACAATGTATGTGTTGGCAGGTTTCTCAGGGTGGTAGAAGGGCCCATCTACAGAGCAATTGGTAGCGTTTTTGGGGAGACAACTGTAACAAAAGGATTGAATGCAGAGGAGCTTGGAAGTCTGATTGAGCGAAAATGGCGTGATTTGATGCAGCCTGTAGCCATTGGCCTTGACGCGTCTAGATTTGATCAGCACGTCAGTATCGATGCCCTTAAGTGGGAGCACTCAATATACAATGGGATGTTCAATGACCCAGAGTTGAGAATGCTGCTCGAGTGGCAAGAGCACAACAAATGCACTGCCTATGCCAAGGACGGAAAGGTAACCTTCACAACACACGGGACTCGGCTATCCGGAGACATGAACACATCGTTGGGCAATTGCCTGATAATGTGTGCCATGGTGCATGCATACCTGAGACACAAAAATGTCAAGGCGTCACTCATAAATAATGGCGACGACTGTGTTGTGTTCATGGAGCGAAAGGACATGCTTAATTTCCAGGCAGGCCTTGAAGAGTGGTTCGTGGAGATGGGCTTCACTATGAAGGTGGAGCCACCTGTGTTCATTCTAGAGCACGTCGAATTTTGCCAAATGCACCCAGTGTTTGATGGTGTCCGATGGATCATGGTGCGCAATTTGCAAACCTCAATCGCCAAGGACACCACTTGCATATTGGACATAGGCACGAAAGGCGGCTTTGACAAGTGGAGGCGTGCCGTAGCTGATTGTGGCCTGTCGTTGACAGGTGGCATTCCAGTCATGCAAGAATTTTACACATGCCTAGGCCGCGGCGCAACAAGCAAGGGCAATATTGATCAGCACCCGCTCATGGAGAGTGGCATGGTGTTTTGGGCTAAAGGCCTGGAGCGACAAGCCGTGGAGCCTTGCGCAGCTGCGCGGGTATCCTTCTGGGAGGCATTTGGGGTCACACCCGATGAGCAGATCGTAGCGGAATCATACTACCGCGCCTTTACGCCTGTATTTGCTGCCCCACTTAACGTCGATGGTTACGACCATTACATGCAGATTTGCTCTCCCCAGAGCATTTTGTGTACATAAGCAGCCAATGGCCATGGTACAGCGTTCTCGCAACAATCGTTCCCAATCATATGCACCGCTCATTGCAGCTCTTTCAGGAGGGCTTGGCAATGCAGCAATGGGTGGACTCCAGCAACTCGCTAGACAAGCTGGCAGTGCCGCTAAGCAAACAGTTCGGGAGAGGGGCCGAGCTGCCCAACGTGGCAGACAAGGCAATGGCGGCAGAAAAGTTAATGCTGGCAGTAGGCCTACTGGTAACGGTGGTTCTGGTCAGTTTAATTCTCGCTACACGGCGGGTGTCCCACGCCAGCCCCAAATGAGCAACTCAAACAGCCTCAAAATACACGTGAAGGATGTGTTTGCTATTGCTAATACTGCAACAGCTTTTGTGGCTTCATCTGCTATTCCCCTGGCTGTCAACACAACTACTGCATTCACTGCTCTCGGATCGTTTGTACCACGATTTGCAACAATGGCTCAGCTGTATAGGCAATTTGTTATAGATAGAATTGTCGTGTCATTTGTGCCTAATGCTGGGGACACAACTGGAGGCAGTATAGCTGTCGCAGTTGATTCTGACCCGTTCACAACTGCACCTACCACTTATGGACAGGTAGTCAGGCATCGGTCCGGCTTCTTTACAGACATAAAAGCACCGGCTTCATTTGTGTGGTCTTCCAAGCAGGACAACACTTCAAAGAAAATGGTGTTCGTGGTGGCTGGGCGTGACGAGGATCAAATGTCGTTTGGAGCAATCCAGATATACAGCAGTAACACAGTGGCAGCTTTAGCCAACATTGGTAATGTTATGATAAGTGTGGATGCCACATTTACGGCACCACTTTAGCCCATGAGGCCGACCACAGCAAGTCGATAAACTGGTAATCGCCTGAAATGGCGTGGCCCGACCACAGGAAGTCGCTAAACTCATTATCCCTCGAGTTGGGTAACAGCTCAGGCGCCCGAACTGCACAGTCACACCATTTGTGGAAAACAGAGCTTGGCGAGTATGGGGCATCACCTGTTGGGGAACAGGATCTTTGTAAGCACGCTGGAGGAAAGCTGGTTCTTTGAACTGAGCGTGAGATGCACACAAGAACATTGTGCCAGTATTTGGAACACTGGCATAACTCTGTTGACACCAATTTGGACCATAATGCAGTAAGGAAACATAGCAATCACCAGAAGCTGGGTTGACAACCAGTGGAGGGCATAGGTGATTGGAAAATCC